GGGGGGTAACTATGACAGCGAGTGACGGTTCAGACGAGTTTAAGGGAACTATTATTGGTACTAAGGAGATTGAGGACCTACCGTTCTATGATAAACTATCACATGGGTCCTTCGCCTTCCACAATCCGTTCGAGGCAAGTAAATGGGAAGTGCGCTATGCCGGTGTGACCTATCTGCCTTACGCCCACGATACCATACCTAATGCGATGCAGCGCTTCCTTGCTAAATGGTTGCTCGGGGTGGTATGGTGCAAGGTGGAATCATCCATTAAAGAGGTAACGTAAAATAACCCTGACATTGTATTAATGTCAGAGGCTAACTATCCAGGGGGGATACCTGTTTTGAGGGTCTCCCCTTTTTTATTGGGGGTCCAATGATATCAGGCAACGTGATGCGCGACAATGAAATGATGGGGGAAACGAATAGAGTCCAGGAAGACACCGACGAGGAAGTCCAGAACCTTGATGAACTCAAGGCAATCTTGACAAGCCAGCGGTCTCGCCTGGACAATCTATATTGGATCAAGGATGCCTTCGGTGACCGGATCAAGTTTCACATGAACTTTACTCAGAAGAACTTGTATCTCGGTATGTGGTATTTCAACAACGTGCTTAAGGCACGCCAGGTGGGAATAACAACGTTCTCATGCATCCTCGGCCTTGATCTTTGTATGTTCAATTCGAACACGCAGGCGCTCATTGTGGCCCATAATAAAGATGACGCCGAGGAATTCTTTCACCAAAAGGTGAAATACGCTTACGATCAGCTTCCTGAGGCCCTCAGGCTGGCGAGGCCGGTCGATACGAAGCGAGCCAACCGGTTACGCTTCGATAATGGTTCAAGTATCAGGGTGGCTACCTCAGGACGTTCAGGAACCTTTCAGTTCGTCCATATATCAGAGTTCGGAAAGATATGCGCGAAGTACCCTGAGAAGGCCAAGGAAATAGTATCCGGTACGTTGAACGCTATTCACCCTGGACAGATCGTCATCATTGAGTCTACCGCTGAAGGTCGTGAGGGTTACTTTTACGACTACTGCGACATAGGCCAGAAGAACATAGAGTCTAAGGCCATACTGACGCCCCTGGACCCTAAGTTCTTTTTCTTTCCCTGGTGGAAGAATCCGCTTAATGTCCTGGACCCTACGCACGTTACGCTGTACGGCCACAACATTAAGTACTTTGAAGAGCTTGAGGTCAAGCACAAGATCATCCTCAGTGACCGGCGTAAAGCCTGGTACACTAAGAAGCTGGCTCAGATGGGCCAGGATCTCATGTGGCAGGAACACCCCTCAATTCCCGAGGAAGCTTTCTACGCCGCTATCGAGGGTGCCTACTTCAAAGAGCAGATGCGGAAGCTTCGCAAAGAAGATCGGATATGCTCTGTACCTTATAACCCAGCCTACCTCGTGGATACCTGGTGGGATCTTGGGTTCAACGATATCAACGCTATATGGTTCACGCAGAACGTGGGCCGCGAGCTACACGTTATCAACTATTATCAGAACTCAGGCGAGGGCCTGCTTCATTACATATCATACCTCAATGAACTCAAGGAAAGCCATGAATACCGGTATGGGCAGCATACAGCGCCTCACGATATCATGGTTCATGAGTACACGAGTGGAAAGACCAGGAAGGCGTTCGCCAAAGAGTCCGGCCTGATATTCAAGGTGGCTTCCAGGACCTCAAAGGATGCTCAGATTGAGGCGTCAAGACGCTTCCTAAATATCGTTCTTATAGATCAGGTCTTATGTGATGATGGCATAAAATGTCTTGAATCATACCGAAAGGAATGGGATGAAAAGAAAGGTACTTATCGCAACAAGCCTTATCACGATTGGGCTTCTAATGGAGCCGATGCTTTTCATACTATGGCAATAGCCCATATGTGGTCCAAGAGCGCCGTTCAAATGGCTGGCTTGATGGAATCTCGGAAGGCCAGGAACTCCGATAAAAAGAATCCTAAGGGGTGGACTTAATGACCTTACAAGAATTTGTATTTTTTGGTACAAAAGCGCAGGCACTTCCATACAAGTGCCGACGTATTGACAAACGTGGAGTAGGCAAGGGTGATAAGGGCAGAGAGATTGAATGCCGTGGTTACAGCGACCGTGAATGGACCGACGATAAAGTAAGGACGGGAGAATAACCTATGAGTGGAGCCGTAGACATGGGGCCAGCCGGTGACGGCCTGGTCCGTTTTGTAGGTAATGCAGAGATAGAGGCCAAGGCCGCCGCTCAACGTGCCGCCGAGAAAGAGCAGAACGATCCTCTCGTCCTCGGCCTCGCAGGCCATATCCTTAAGAAGTGGCAGAAGGCCAAGATCAATAAGTGGACCGTTGAAGAGAAGCTCCTTTCTTCCAAGCGCCAGCGTAAGGGTAAGTACAACCCCGAGGACCTGACGCAGATCGAGAAGTTCGGTGGGTCCAATATCTTTATGATGATAACGAACGTCAAGTGCCGAGCCATTGAAAGCTGGGTAAAGGACGTTATGCTGCCTTCCGGTGAGAAGCCGTGGACCATAGATCCTACTCCGGTCCCTGACCTTCCTATGGATATTGAGGCAGCCATAGCCATGCAAGTCCAGGAAGAGGCCAAGCAGATGATGATGATGGCCGGTCCTGGTGGCGTCAACCTTGATATGATCGAAGAGCGCATTGACGAGATCCGCGATGATATCCGGCGCGATATGTTACAGAAGGCCGTCAAATCAACGATTAGGATGGAAGACGACCTTGAGGACGACCTTGTTGAAGGTCATTTCTACGAGGCATTCGCTGATTTTATAAAGGACTTCGCAACATACCAGACCGCCTTCATGAAGGGGCCGGTCATTCGAATGAGGAATAAGCTGAAATGGGAAAACGATCCGCTCACGCCAGGAAAGAAAGTACCGGTTGTCAAGAAGGTATTGACAAGAGAGTGGGAGCGTGTATCAGCCTTTGATATGTACCCAGGCCCTTCCTCTCGCACCCTGAACGATGGCTATCTTTGTGAGCGTATGCGTGTTAGGCCCACAGAGCTAATGGCCTTTAGGGGTGTGCCTGGATTCAAGCCAGATGCAATCGATTTGATTCTCAACCAACACCGTATGGGAATGCTCAGGAATTGGCTATGGACCGATCAGGAACGTGCCAACCTTGATGACCGCCCAAACGAGCTTGAGGATACCGGTGACACTATCGAGATCGTTGTTTTTAATGGTCCGATACAAGGCAAGTTATTGAAGGAATGGGGCATGAAGGACGATCTCCAGGACGGCTTCGACTATGAGGTTGTCGCGTGGCTCGTTGACAATTATGTCATCCTGGCCCGACTCAATAAGCACCCCCTCGGCAACCGGCATTATTACAATGCGTCATTCGAGGTAAACCCCGACTCTATATGGGGCTTATCACCGCCGGAGCTTTTAGAGGATTGCCAGCGTATTTGTAACGCAGCCACTCGGGCCGTGGTAAACAACATGGCCATAGCGTCAGGCCCACAGGTGGAAGTACATGAGGACAGGGTAGATCCCAAGGAAGACATAGAGGATATCTATCCCTGGAAGGTATGGAAAACTAAATCAGATGAACTCGGCCAAGGCAAGCAGGCCGTGTATTTCTATCAACCGGATACCATGACCGCAGAGCTATTGGCGGTCTACGATCAATTCTTTAAGCAGGCCGGTGAACAGTTAGGCGTACCGGCCTATGAGCATGGTTCACCTAATGTCGGTGGCGCTGGTAAGACAGCCCACGGACTATCGATGCTTATGAGTGCGTCCTCGAAGATCATGAAGGATGCCATAGGCAATATCGATAAGACCCTTATGAAGCCTATCATCTACGAGTTGTGGCTCAATAAAATGCAATTCGATGAAGAGTTCAACAAGCGGAACAAGGGTGACATTGATATCGTTGCAAGGGCTTCTGAATACCTGGTCATAGCAGAGCAGCTTCAGATCAGGCGTGCCGAGTTCTTGGCCATGACCATGAACCCATTTGATATGCAGATTATCGGTATGGCAGGCAGAGCTAAGATCCTCAAGGAAGTATTGAAAACCTTGAA